CTCACCAACATGTGATTTCTCACCTCCAGCCGGCAAGCACTCCGGCAAATTGCTCAATATGGCTTACGCCATTAACAAGGGTGGGTAGACTAATCCCACCTGAATGACCCCACTTCCCATCTGACATGACGGGAAGACTTAAAGATATTACCGAACACCCCTTTCAAGGGTTCACCACGAAAAAATGGTGATGCCAATTCGGCTTTATCTACAATGTCGCGGAAGGGAGGCGTCTTAAACGTAACGTCTTCCAATACGACATTGCTCGATTCTCGATTTGCCATATCCAATAAGCGAGTCAGGTACGGAAAAGAATCCACCTTGAGAACAACTTTTGGCGGACGCTCCAGTACCTTGATTAGATAATACTCCTCAAACCCCCGTTTTACAAATTCGGGATCAGGGGAAAGCCCTGACTCAGTAACGTCGCAAACCAAGCCGACGTCACCAAAGCTTTCAGGCACCGGCGGGCGATCTTCTGCCCGAACACGGCTAACGAGCGCATCGTGGATCGGTTTGAACAGCCCCTTTTTAGAGGGAACTACTCGTTTGACCCATGCACGTAAAGCGTTAGCAAGCTGCACCCTATAATCAACGGCGCAATTTGTGTCTGTTGACCTTCTTGCGAAGAAAGGAGTAACGAACTCTCCGTTAAAGAATTCGTGGCCACAAGATTCGAAAAAGAGCCCCGAAATAAAGCTCTTCTTGCGGTTCACGGCAAAACCTAAGTATGTTAGCCGTTCGACTACCTCTGCAGCGTATTTCTGGGGAACAATAATATCATCCCCATAAACGGAGCAGAAGTGATGCGCACCTTTTGGCACCACGGTTTTAACCAAGGCCCAGAAGTATAGGCTCATGAGGGCAAAAGTATAGCCCACACCCATCGGCATGAAATTATGATATGCCGACGTATGTCCGTCAATCTCTTTAAACCGGGGACGTATAAGGTCCACACAGTCGAAGAGCTCATCAGGTAAGAGCGTATAAAGGTTGTACGCCCCAAACCAAGAAGAAGCTGACGACAAATCGATAGTCGCCAATCTCTCACGAGATGCGATACTCGCAAGATACTGATTCCTGGTCTGAGAACGGAGGTCGATTAAGTCGCGCCGGAGCATACGCTCCAAATGTACGCCTAATCCACGTTGTAAAAACATATCTATAACGGGACAGACGCATATAGACCGGTCGGTCTTCGCGTTCTTAGGAACCGTCTGGATTTTTACGGAGGAACACACGACAGTATTACACTGATCGCCATCCCACAAACTGCCTTTGATAGCAGATGCAAAACGCCGTAAATGGGGGCTAACGGAGGTGGTAAACCTCAATTTATCACTACGCAGGTAATGCGTTGGGATTCCCGGACTTGTGCCTGGCCCCAGCCGTCCATAACGGACAGCAAGTTCAATCAACTCTTCAGGAGACTGATCGGTAGCCTCTCTATATAATAAATAAGAGATCTCATTTTGAAGCGTGAGAAGCCACGGCGCACGTAGGCGAGGTTGACGGTTTCTTTCTTCTACCGCCAACTCGATCTCGCTAAACGTGTCCAAAGCGGCACGCGACTTATCGCGGTTAAGTGGAAGATAAACGCTTTTTGAAAGAAGCGAATCGACGAGATGGTCCATTGCAAACTTTTCGCTATCCTTCTCAAGATAGTTTAATGGATCTGCAGTGAGGGCCAACATTTGCTCGTATTCTCCACTGTACGCAAGCATAAAGATGCTTTGAGAGTGCGGAGTATCAATCGCACGGCATAAAGCTAAGAGTAACTGAAGCTCCACGCTCCAGTCATCTTTCGCCGATCGTAACGCAGCGCATGCTGACATTTACATTTACCTCGTTTCAAACGAAGGAGCCATCCAAAGAAGACAAATTTAGTACGGAAAGTCCAGCGATTTTACAATATCGGTGAACAGAGTAAGCGCAGTGAAATTCTTCACGTACGCTGCCAAATCCGCACGGTTGCCTTGAATGGCTGCCGTTGGAATTAACAGTTCGATATTGGCTCTCATTGTATTATCATATGAATAGCCACCCGTGACTGTATTCAGAACTTCCAGCGGTACGGAAAGCGAGATCTTCACCCTCCGAACTGGACTCTTGGCACTAACAGTGCTTCCAACAGACAGGGCATAAAAGCCCGCCTCGGTATGAGCAGTAGAACGCTCCTGATAAATGACCGTTGAGCCCTCCTTTTGGGAAGGCACAAACGTATGATTGACAGGGGTCGATTGCCCGTCCGCGATCACTATATTTGCAGCAGCGGCCATATAATTGACCTAATTAATGGTGAATTGTTGTGCGAAGCACTGATAAGAGTGACAACGCGTTAAGTAGCCGTATTACGGATTGGCTAGTGCCAACCGTAGGTAACACGGGAGCCGGGAAAGACTGTATAACATCTCTCCTATAGCTCCTGTAACGCATTACACCTGGCAAAGCCATGGTATACAGCGAAGATGGGCTTTCTTGCGTATAGTACGCTTCCATTTTAGTGGAACGTACACCTTTACTGCATTTAACGTATCTGTAATTAGACACGGCAGCTATAGCACTCCCGATATCGAAGGTCCAATCCAGCACAAAGGAAAAGGGGATACGTTCCCACATCCATTCGGCAGGATTACCAATCCCGACAGGGAGGACCCACGGTTCGCGCAGCTGCACGAACAAAGTGGTTTTACAGAAGATTCGTTCAGACTTTAAATAAAGGGGGTTACCCTCAAAGTAAGACTTTTCAGTCTTCCAGTTACTGACGATCCTCTTCCACAGCGGTTTTTCCGCGTGGCGCTTGCATATAGTGTAAAGGTCCTGGGACAACGGCGCAATGCCGAAGCTATACGCTAACCAGGCAGCGGGTATGTCTGCGATCTTACGAGTTTTCACATAATCGTATAACCGTTTACACGACCCACGTTTCATTCGAGCACATCGTATGATTAGGTTTGTGGCTTTCACCATATCCTTGATCATACCGGTCACCTCGTCGATCTCAGCAACTGAGCCGCTAATTGAATCAAGCTGCTCAGCTAATTTATCATAGATTTTGCGCGTAATAGCGCTTTCATCTACAACAGCTTTAAACGATAGTGTTGGGACCGGAACGCGGCTTGACGTTTTCGCGTGATTAACGCAATAATAGAAACCGCCGCCCGATGTAGGACACGTGCGTGGACTGTCGGTCACCCGATATTGCACGCCCTCCTGGGAGAATCTTCTCCATTTGGAGCCGAGAGAAGTCGGAGAGAGGAATGGATCAGGAACCGGTTTTTTACGCCGATTCTTAAGGTAATCCGAATTGTCTACCGTTTGCAGGAAGGTGTCGTCTGTATGAATATTAACACAGCCGCACCCCCATGTTTGGGTGGCAATAAATTTATACGGTGTTACCTTAACCATAAAGACCTCTCACACGTTTAGCACCTTGGCAGAGACTGCCGGTAATTAAAGCCAGCATAGCCTATAGCGCTTACGCGCATGAAGCAAGATGCTATCCTAGAAGGAGAGGGCCTCACGGCCT